AACTAGCACACTCACCGCATATTTGACCGAAAGACTGGCATATTATAACTATATTGGATCTTAAATATTGTACTCTACATACGGTTGTCCCTGTGAAGTGGTGCTAACCCCCCCCTTTTCAAAAATATTTTGGAATAAAAGTTTTACCCCGCCCGATACTGATCAAGGAACCCCACTGGCCTCAATATGCTATTTATTTAGCTTGTTGAATTATCAAATTCGCTCGGGACGCAAAATGCATGCCCTGATGGCGCTTACTATAAACGGAAGAACCGGAATAGTACTAGAATATAAGACGCAATGTTGATTCCCTATAAGTTTACTTTAGGTTTCCAATAATAATCACGACGCTTTTCTAGATAGCCTATGCTGCAGAATATTGCCCGACAGATAGCCGCAAGAATGACTACTCTCTCAAAAATAAACTCAAACTCCTCAAAACTCACCCCCTCACCCGCCCTGAGAGCTACTTACCAAAATGCTAAGCAGCTCTGCTCGACTCCCCGATATATTATTGCTCGAGAACGTGAAAACGCACGACTCCTTGCCATTAAGATGCGCGAATTGCATGACAAACGTATTGCACGTTTCGAATCCTTTACTAGCTTGACTGCTGCATGTAACGATAAAGCCAGTCTTCAACCTTTTAAAGAAATTTTCGAAATGTCAGAAGCTCTCAACATTGATCTCAGTTCACCCTGTCCATCAAAAGTTGAAAGCTTTGAAACGATGTATGCATTTGTTGCGGGTTTGGCAAGAAAATTCAAGGATGGAACAGTTTCTGTTGCTGAATTTGTCACTGAAAGCTTTGCTAACGTTATTTCGGCTGTGAAATCATTTTGCTCAACAGCTCAAAAACTTTGGACTTTTGCGTCAACAGCTTCAAACATGATTACAAGTACTATTGGATATAAAGATTTACTCTTTGTTCTTGGTTTCTTTGTAATATATTGTCTCTTGGCTTTGACTCCTTTTGAGTTTTTGGGACGTTCAATTTTCATGGCTGGAATGATGTTTTCTTCAAATACTTACATTGCTGAAGCTGCAAAGTTCATCACTGTGATGTCTATAACTTGGTCTGTTGCAAAATGGTTCGTTCCAACAGTGCAAATCAATGTTGCAGGCGTTGCTCATGTTCAAGGTTTTTCCCAACACCCGTTTATGACTATTTCATTTGTCATAGCTGCTCTTATGTGTGGTTGTTCAACTTTCGCTTTTCAGGAGAAGGCTTATTTGGATTTTGTCAAACGTCTTGATGCACACTCAAAATTGGTTACAGCTGCATCACGCTTGTCTGAAAATTTTGGAAATATTTTTCAAACTATTCTCACACAGTTTGGAATTGATTTTTGTGGATTTGGCGAAGGAGAAAGTGTACCAAATGATCTCAAAGAGCTTATGGCTGTATTGGAAACATTTGATATGACCAAGCGTGCAGAAATGATGAATAAACCAGAAATTTCCATTGAAGTTGAAAGCATGTACAACAAATACATGGCAATGAGAATTGCATATCGAACAAATCGTTCCATTGTGGCAATTTTGGACAAAATACAAGCACCTATCGTTAATTTATATCAACGAGCTTGTAATTTGCACGGTGCCTCACTGAAGAATCGAATTGAACCTGTTGTACTTATGCTAACTGGTGGCTCTGGTGTTGGAAAATCATCAATTTTGTATCATATTGGCTCAACCGTTTTGGCCCATGCAAAGAAGATCACTCCAGACATGACAAACGCACAAATTCAGGAAGCGATCGACAACTGTTTGTACGCTCGAATGCATGAACAAGAATATTGGGACAGATATCAAGATCAAGCTGTTACACTAATTGATGATTTTGGTCAGGTTCGTGATACAACTTCCAATCATAATGTTGAATTTATGGAATTGATTCGCATGAGCAATCCTTTTCCGTATCCTCTTCATATGGCTGATATTGAATCCAAAAAGACTGCTACCTTCACATCAAAATGCGTTGTTGCAACAACTAACTTGAACATGTTGAAACCAACTTCACTTGTTTCACAGGAAGCTGTTTGTCGACGTGTTGACATGCCATACAGTGTATCTCTCAAGAGAGAATTTGCAGACCAATTTGGACGCCTGAGATCGGAATTCAAACAAGGAACAATCAATGTTGATATTTATGAGTTCCGAGCTTGGAATCCAATGACTGGTCAGATTGGCGAGGAAGTTATCAGTTTTCAAGAAATGATGCGCAAGCTGTTATCTCGATTGCAAGAAAAGAAGGACAAATATACCAAGCAAAAACAAGGTTTGGCTGATTTTGCACGACAAATGATGGCAGAAGCAGAAGCAGCACGAGTTGAAGGATGGTTCTGGCCAACTACTACTCGCGAAGTTTACCCTGTTCATACACATGAAGTTTGTGATAAGATGGAGGAGCGATACGTTTCAACTGAATACCACAATCCGGAAATGAATGAATATGATGAACTTTGGGCTGCCCTTCGAGAAGAAAACAATTTTGAAGACACCATGCGCGCGTTTGTTGATCAAACATCTCAAATGGAATTGATGGAAGACGATATGACTTGCTTTGAAATTTGCACATCAGTCTACGATTGGTTGAAGGAACAAGACAAGAAATATCACGTTTTTGACAGTGTTATGGTTATGCTCAGTTTATTCCTTCTTGGAACTTCTGTCTACAATCTCTACAAAGCTTTTTCAAAGGATGAAGAATCATGGGAGGTTGAATCTGGAAAATCACGTCAAGCCAAAGGACAAGTCAAAATTGAGTCTGGAAAGTCACGATTGAACAAAGGACAAGTGACCATTGAATCTGGCAAGTCAAGACAAATGAAAGGACACCCGCATATTGAATCTGGGAAAGCTCGTATTTCAAAAGCACAAATGAAATTGGAATATGGGCCACAAGAAATCGATATGACAGTTGAAGGATGGTTTTCAGATGACACCACAGCAAAACGTATCAAGTGGAATGGACTTCTGATCAAGACAATGAATCACGCTCAGTCACTTGGTTTGCAGGATGAAGATTTTGTCGAATTTCTTCGTGACGCAATTCCATCTTGGAGTGTTTTCAAAGAAATGTCAGAAGAAGAAATCGAGAACATTGATATCACCAAACGAATGTTTTGTAATCAATATGAAGGATGGGTTTCGACAAATGCTTCTGACCTCAACATCAAACTGCGTTCAAACATGGGAAAAATCTTGTGGTTGAATGACAAAAATGAGATTATAAATGGTGCAACCCCTATTCGAATTTTCTTTCCAGTAGGACGCACTTTTATAATAAATGCTCATTATGTTCGTTTGATTGATCGTATGCAAGAGAAACAACCAATGTTTAAGATTCGCATATGTTCATCCTTTTCTGACACAGGAATTGACTATTATTGGAAAGACCTTCAGCCACTTGTCAAGGACTACACTCGTGCAGGCCAAATGACTGACTTGTGTTGCATTCAACTAGATAGGAAATGTATGCGATATCCTGATTTGCGAAAGCACATTATGGAACGGTCCTACCTTTCAAATCTTGTTGGTACTCGCGTTGTGTCAACCGTTGCCGATTGTGCCAACAAAACGTTCGAGACGAAGTTTGGCATGGTTGAAAACTTGACACTTCAAGAGACGGTTGATACTGATGGATCACGATTCACATGTCAATCTGCAACGACCAATATTGGTTCCCGTGAAGGAGACTGTGGCAGTGTTTATCTTATGGACAGTCTGACTAGTGCACGACGTATCTGTGGAGTTCACTTTGCAGGCTGCGCAGGTAAAGCATGTTTCATTCCTTTGGTATATGAAGACCTAGTCGACATTATCGATGAGGATGAGCAAGTTTTGCCAGATTACGTTCCATCTGAAGACACACCGGCTGCTATTGTGGAAGGAAATTGCATTTCATTGGGTGATATTCTTGATCCTCCATATCCAAATGTGAGAACAAAAATTCACGCAACTCAAGTCATAAACAGAGTTTATCCAACAGAGATGGCCCCTGCAAAACTGATGCACCCGGAAAAGGTAGACGGTCCCATGTTCAAAGGAATCCAAAAACAATTCAAGAATGTGCCAACACTTGATGCAAGTATTCTGAAAAGAAGTGTCCTATCGTATAAACAACAATTAGCGAAATCAAAATGCAATTATTCAAATATGAAAGTATTGGATTTTGATCAAGCCGTCAAAGGAACTGATTCGGAATATATCAAGGGTATAAACCGCGTAACATCTGCAGGTTATCCTTGGTGTCATGAAAAATCGAAAGGCAAAACTCTTTGGTTTGGAAATCTTGAATGGGACTTGTATGGAAAGAAAGCTCAACAAGTCCGGAAGGTTGTCACTAAACAAGTCGAGGCCATGAAGCAAGGAATTGTTCAACCATATATCTTTGTTGATACATTGAAGGATGAAACATTGCCCAAGATGAAGGTTGAAATTGGCAAAACACGTGTTTTTGCAGCTGCTCCAATGGACTTTGTCATTGCATTCCGAATGTACTTCATTTCATTTATTGCTTTTCTTATGGAAAAACGTATTGATACGGAAAGTGCTGTGGGAATTCGTTGTCAATCTCTGGAATGGGACAAACTTGCAAAACATTTGTTGAAGTATGGTGATCATCACGTGGCTGGAGATTTCAGTAATTATGATGGCACTTTGCATCCTGACATTCTTTGGAA